GGGGGTAGATCGAATCTTTCTATCCAAGTCAGAGCAATGACTAACTATAGCCTGTTGTTCTGGTGTCATATCCTCAAGTACATATTCAACATCATTTACTGTAATGGGGGTGGTTTGTTTCTTGCCCATGGGTAGTTCCTCTTTAAGTTAAATTAAGCTGCGGCTGCTGTGATAGCAGTCATGTTTTCTGTAGTCCAATAGTCCTTGGCAAGCATCAAGGTTAAATCTTCCTTGTTACGCGCTAGGGTATCAGTCCAATCTGCGGCTTCCATATCGGCTGGCTTACCTGCATTGATTAGGGCTACTGAGTCACCACAAGCTACGTAGTGTGCTGCGATTTCTGCTGCTGTTAATTCGTCCATCTTTTTATTCCTCTAGTGCTGTTATACGTGCAGCAAGTGCTGCGTTTTGGGTTGATAATTCTTGTATTGCTTTTACTAATACTGGAATCAATGCTGCTTCTGCTACTTCTTGTGAACCATCTTCACGATCATCCCACATCTTAAAACCATCCTTGATACCTGAATCAGCATCAATTACAGCCTTAACTTCTTGGGCAATGAAGCCGTGGTTGGTTTGGGTATTCTTGAAGACTTCAGTTGAACCTTCTTCATAAGCGTTGAAGGTAGTAGGTAGTTCGCCTAGAGTCTTGTAGTTCCAAGTGCGTGGCTGTAAGGCATTAACAAAAGCTAGCCCTGCTGTAGCATCTGTAATGTCTTTCTTGTAGCGTTCATCTGACACTGTTGCCCAAGTGTTTACCCCGTGTGGTGCTCGTATGTCGTTAGTGTCTTGTCCAACAGTGGTATAACCGCCAGCACCAGCTACGTTATATCCAAAAACATTAGCTCCCGTTGCATTTGATGCAGTAGGTCTAGCGTCCTGTCCAATACATACGTTTTTAATACCTGTTGTTGTAATATTGCCAGAGTTACGACCAATAGATACGTTTGCATAGCCCGTGGTAATAGTGGAACCAGCTATATAACCAACACTTACATTACTGTGTCCTGTTGTGTTTTGCCTCAAAGACTCAAACCCAATGGCTGTGTTGCTGTAGCCTGTGGTGTTGTATCGCAATGCACCAGTACCAAACGCAGAATTATAATTAGCTGTAGTATTATTCTGCAAAGCGTAGAACCCAACCGCAGCGTTATAACTACCTGTAGTGTTTAACCTCAGTGAATCTCTACCACTAGCAGTATTATAAGAACCTGTGGTGTTAGCATAAAGGGAGTTAGTACCAACAGCAGTGTTTTCGGTAGCAGTCGTACTACTATGCAGGGCTTGATGGCCGAATGCACCATTACCCGTTCCAGTAGTATTGTAGTACAGGGTGTTAAATCCAACAGCTGCGTTAGAACTGGCAGTGGTGTTGCTGAATAACGCTCCATCTCCATAAGCAGTGTTATTAGCACCAGTAGTGTTATTCCTTAGTGCATTCTTACCACTAGCAGTGTTACGTGTGCCTGTGGTGTTACTAAACATAGCATGAGAACCAATGCCCGTATTATCAATACCTGTGGTATTGTTATACATGGCATTCTGACCAAAGGCAGCGTTACGTGTGCCTGTGGTGTTATTCCTTAACGACTCCCTGCCCATTGCGGTGTTGTAATGACCTGTGGTGTTATTAAACATAGAGTAATAACCAGCAGCAGTGTTGTCTACCCCTGTGGTGTTAGCAGATAAAGAGTTATAGCCCGTTGCAGTATTATTAGAGCCTGTACTATTCTCTACTAAAGACCTAGTACCTGTAGCAGTGTTATATGCACCACTGGTATTATTGGTTAAAGCTGCACGACCTGTTGCAGTGTTATAGGAGCCTGTATTTAGTCGAAGTGCTTGAGTACCTACTGCGGTGTTTTGTGTGCCAGTAGTATTACTCTTCAATGCTTCATAACCACTAGCTGTGTTTTCAGTGCCTGTGGTATTAGCCTTCAAAGCTTCATAACCACTAGCTGTGTTGTTGGAGCCTGTGGTGTTAGCGTACATAGCATTGTGGCCAGTGGCAGTGTTATTGCTAGCCGTAGTATTGCTGCGTAATGCAAGAGAGCCTGTAGCGGTGTTATTCGCACCTGTAGTGTTAAAGATTAATGCAGCATACCCAAGTCCTGTATTAGATACACCTGTGGTGTTACCACTTAAAGCCTCATAACCTGCTGCTACGTTATATGAGCCAGTGGTATTATCATCTAAAGACCTAAAGCCAATAGCTACGTTAGCATCACCAGTAGTAACCGCAGTACCAGCTTCATCACCAATCAACGTATTATAGTTACCACCAGATACAATAGAGTTACCTGCGTTAACACCTGCTACAAAGTTTGATGTACCTGCTGTGACTGCACTGATACCCTTAGTGGAAATGTTACCTGTCATCGTGCCGCCAGCTTTAGGCAAGGCAGCGTTAGCGACAACAACAGTAGCAGCTATAGCGTTAGCGTTAACCTTCATTTGGGCGTCTACCAAGTCCATATCGGTATTAACCTTAGCACCCCAAGTGTCTTCCGATGCGCCAACCTCTGGCTTTGTTAAGCCGTAATTAGTTGTTGTTGAATCTGCCATTTCAATAATCCTATTGTTAATCTTTTACAAAGTAGTCCAATTTGCACTATCTGTCGGCTTGGTAGCCCACGTTGCAGAATCAATTGACTGCAAATCCCAATCAGCAGGGTTAACGGGTAATGGCTGGTATTTATACCGACCTGTTGCCGTCATGCCTGACACCGCTTCAATAACTGCTGCACCACCCATCTTGGCAATGCCATTAGCCGTTAAGCCCGACTCAGCGTTAATAACTGCGCTTGCAGAGATCACCATTGCGCCTGTAGCTGTAACGCTTGATTCAGCATTAATAGACGCTTGGCCCTGTGCAATGTCTTGTCCAGCAGCCGTTACAGTGCTTACAGCCTCAATTACTGCGCTGGCATGACCAAATTTCTGACCATTAGCCGTGACACTTGATACCGCTTCAATAACAGCCGCACCTTGTCCAACACGTTGGGCAGCAGCAGTAACATTGGAAGCCGCATTAATAACTGCAGCAGCGTCTACATAAGCCGCTTGCCCATAAATGTTAATGCCATAATTGGCGGCTCCGTAACCATTCATTGCTAGGTTAGGGTTATGTCAAATTGACCTGCCTGGAACCGAAATACATCACCACTGCCAATGGCTTTACTCGCTGTTAACGCATTCTCAGCAAGCATATTGCCACTTGATGCTGCATCTAAAACTGCGGTATGCGTGATGGTTCCCCAACTACCTGTAGCCGTTGGAAACTCGACTGCACTTGTGTTGTCAATTGCCCCACCTGAAGACGCATCAAAAGCCATAGCTTTGCGCGTGTAGCCATTACCAGACACTTCTGTACCTGTGCCGCCAGCACCCGTAGCCGAGGTGTACAAACCGATGTAAACAGTAGAAGGTGGCGTATAAGCCGCATTTCGGAATACGTGATCCAGCACTTCATTTTCTAAAAATGTAGTAAAAGACATATTAATAAGCCCTAATATTTAAACGTAGGCCTGAGCCTGACGCTGTTGATTTACTGCTAGCGTCATTAACTCGCTCTACAGCCGATGTGTATAAAGCAGCCCATGTTTGGGCGCGTTGATCTTCTTTAAGGTATGGCGCTGAATGAAGTAAAGCACCGTATAGGTAAACGTCTGGGTAATGCGTTAACAACCAGTTAGTCGTGGCACTATCAGATAGGGTGGGAACCTTGGCGTAGTAGTTCAGGATAGAACTGTATGGGCCATCAGGTGTAGGCATGACTTCAAACTGCCCTGCGCTGTGACCATAGAAGCGTGGAATGCCTGTTGAGTCATCCCTATTAGCTCTCATTGCCTGTATTTCAGCGCGTGATAAATATCGTAGGTCAGTCGTACCATCTGTTTCCAAATGAAAGCGGATAGTAGCTAACCAATCACTAGGTATCCCAGTAAACTGGCTATCCACAGTTGTTTCTGCGCGTGTCTCCATGCGCCAATGTCTAATCTCATTGTTGATAGACGATTCAGCCAACGATATAAAATCAGGAATAGTAGCGGTTAGATCATCACGATTTAAAAAGTTAGCGATTGATGCTTTTAACTCTGAATAAGTTGAAATAGCCATTCTTTAAGCACCTAAAATAAATTTAATTACAAAAAAATAACCGATTTTATTCGGCTCTTTAAATTGAAACATTACTTAGCCATTCGCTTTTTAACTGCTGCTGATAAGTCTTTCTTGTGGAACAGGTCTTTACTGGTGCTAGTGTGCCTAGCCCCTGTCATGGGTATTCCATTAGTCTTGTGCATTGCGCCTTTATGCTCGGTGCCGTTCTTTAAATAATGTTTAACGCCTTTCATTATTTCTTAGCCTTTTTTGTTACGGGCTTTGCTGTCTTAGCTGCCTGTTTAAAAGCATTAGCCGTGGGTCTACCTTTAGCCCCTGCTTTCTTCATAGTTTCGCCAGAGCCAGCCTTAATGCGTTTCTTTTTGGCTGCTATGTTTCTGTACAGGCTCAAGTTAATTCTCCTACCACTTAACCTTATTAGACCAATAAGCTGCGCTAGTCTTGCCCTTGGCTATGTTCTTGCCATGCCTAGCTTTAAAACTAGCCCTTTTAGCTTTCATTGCGGCTGACTCACCAGCCTTGGGTGATCCTGCTGTGCTAGCACCTTTCTCACCAAAGCGTATCATGCGGTCTTTACCTTCATCTTTGATAAGTACAACGTGGCTTTTTGTACCTTTAGCTGAAGCCTTGGGCTTGTTATAGCCTGCAAACTTCTCCCCCCTGTACTCAATAGCCATTGTTAATAAGCCATTTTCTTTGGCTTTTTAGCAGGCTTCTTAGCTGGCTTTTTCTTAGGCTTACTTGTCATCATGGCGCACCTTACAAATTGTTAGTGCATTATACCATATTTTGCAATTAAATTAACATTATTAGGCCAGACCTTTTACATTCCGTTTTAATGCTCCCCTGTGTTTTTTCTTAGAACGGCCTAAATCCCCTGCTGCAAAGGCTTGTGCCATTTGGCGTAATGCATCTGCTGCCTCACTATGGCCCTCGCTTTTGTCAGGTATATGCGACCATCGTTGCTCAGTGTTTGACCATTTACGTCTGTATGCTTTTAGGTGTTCTAATCCTGCTGCACACTTTTCATCGTCAATCCAAATATAAGGGAACATATCGGCTGTCTGTTGCACACCCCAGTTTAATTCTTGGATTCGTGGGACGATGCGCCAACTAACACCAGGCATTAACTGCTTGAGCATATCCTTTGGGCTTTTATTCTTTAGCTCTCCTTGCCGCTTATGGTCTGCGTCATGTGGCAGATACATATCTTCAAACACTAAGTCTAAACTCTGTAACCACTTTACTGCATGTGAATAGGGTTCATTCCATGCCTCATAAAAATGTATACACCTATACTCAAGACCCACTTTTTGAACAATCCATATTGCTGTCCCGTCTGACGCCCCAATATCAAAAAAGCCCATACAAGGGTGTGAGGCAACCACTGGCAGCTTACCAATACGACCATCTGATTGAGCCTCGTTAATTTCGCGTATCCAAAATGCACCTTCTGGGAACTCAAGAAAGTCCCCTTCCCAAACATGACCATAAGTATCAGGTCGTTGCTCTAAATCTTCTAAGCGTTGCTTGTTAAGAACTTCTGGGAACCAAGGATTATCTTGCCAACCTATCTTAGTAATCTTGCAATCTTTAGGTGTATTTTCACGAAACCGAATATGTGTTGCAGAGGTCTTTGATTGACTGTTCCAAATAGTCCACAGCTCTGAGTTCTCTTCCCGAATCGAGGGCAGTAGCTTCATGTACGCCTCTTCACTAACTGTTTCCGCTTCATCAATAAACGCTAACAAGATACGCGCCTTAGATTTAATGCTGTCGATGTTGCGCGTTAATCCTGCAAAGCTATAACTAATACGCCCGTCTTTGCTGCGTATGTAATGGTCGCCACACTCATAATAATCGTTTAAAAATGGCACTGCTTGAATAGCGTTTTTGATTTCAGCAAATGATGATTCACTAAGGCTGTTCATGTATTGCCGTAAACAAAGTATCTGACCAGTGCGACCACTCTTGCCAAACTTATAGCCCCACACCGCAGTCATTAATGCAAAAGCCCTACTCTTGGCCCCACCCCTTCCACCAAAGGCTGCGCGTATTCTTGCTTCACCTTGAAATATGGGAACCAGTTTAGGTGGCAGCTCTAAGTCGATTTCAGACATTAAAGATTCTCAAACTCTTTGGCGACTAAGTTAATCGTAGTCGGTGGCGTTAAAGAACCATCACTAGAGGTTTGGTCAACCTTGTCAGTGTAATTGTGCTTAGTTAAAACTAACTTAGTTATAGCGGCATTAAAGTCGCCTGTAAGCCCCTTATCACTTAGTTCTATGAATTGTAATTGCATAATTCGGTCTAACATATCCGAAAACTCTTCTTTGCCTTTCTCTTTTGACCAGGCATACATCGTTGAGTTAGCAATG